CGGAGTGCACTGCCATAACGAGAAAGTCAAGCTGGTGGATGTCGCCTATATGGGTGACGATGCAGTGGCGCAGGCTCTGGAATCGTTCCGGAGCGGCAAGGTCGTAGAGCAGGAGATGACGCAGGCCCTCGCCGTGCGCACCCTTGCGGAGATACTTCCTGCCTATCCCGAACTTACTCTCGTGCTGGAGAAGAAGCGGGCATTGCAGGAGATGATAGACTGTATAGACGATGAGTGGTCTGAGGTTATCGGAGAACTTAAGGATGTGATGGGCCGTGAGCATATCAGCGAAGTGTCCGTGCCCGGGGGCAGGTATGTCTATACCGCAGAGCACACCACCGTCCGATTCAATGCCAACAAGTTCAAGGTGGATCACCCGGAGCTGTACGACAAGTACGCCACTCCCTCCACCACCTCCGCATCACTCAAATTCTACAAGGCAAAATGAAGTTGAGAGTCACCTGCACCCCTCGCGGACTCGTCCCCATCTATGAGGAGGATTACGAGGCAAAGAAGAAACTCAAGATAGGCGAGGACTATGTGGCCGACATAAAACTCGAGCGCAACACCAAGTTCCTGGGAAAGTACATGACCTTTATGAAGGTGTCCTTTTCCTGCCTGCCGGAATCCGTGCAGGATGAATACTTCGGAGGCAAGTGGGAGAACTGGCGCAACGAGCTGGAGTTGGTGTCCGGGAGCTACGAGCCGGTATTCTCCTTCGTTACGAAGAAGATAGAGCACCGCCACAAGAGCATAGCTTTCGGCAATATGAGCGAGGAGGAGTTCCAGGACTTGTACGAGAGGGTGAAGAACTACGCATGGAGTATCATCGGCAAGTATGTGTCGGTGGAAATGTTTGAACAAAGACTGATAGACTTTTGATATGAAAGAACAGACAATTAAGATCGGGCGGGTTGAGATACCCGTCAAGGAGCAGGAGTTCGCAGACTGCAATATCCTCTCCGTGAAAGCCGGTACCTCCGGCTGGACTGTACGCGGCAGCAAATGGGACTGCCGTACTCTATTCTCCGTCAAGAACGAGGGATGTACCGTGATGCGGGCCAATGTGGATACCGACATGATGGGCTATACCGACAAGGTGGACATCTACTTTGAGGGCGAGACGGAGCTTGTCACCTTCATCTGCGGACTCAAGTTCGCGCTCGACACCCTGCTGGAGCAGGCGAAGGCCACCATTCCCGACTTTGACCTGGAGCGGGCATACAAAGACCGCACGGGAGAGTTTCTTCCCCCGGTGGAGGAGATACTGCCTATTGACGAAGATATTAAATAACCACTAAATACAATACAATTATGGCAACAAAACTGAATGGGAGACTGAATCTCTCCAAAGTCCCCAAGGGAATTATCCAAACTGCGCAGGATGGCAGCAAGTTCATTTATGTGGATGTCGTTGAAAGACGCACACCCGGCAAGTATGGTGATACGCACTCCATTACCGCCTATGACAAAGACAGCCGCCAGACCATCTACCTGGCAGACCTTAAGCCGATGGAGTTCGGAGGGCAGCAGCAGCCGGCTCCCGTCCCTGCACCTGTACAGGCGCCTGCCGAAATGCCCGTAGGGGATTCCGACCTTCCTTTTTAGTCTTCTGAACTACAGTTATGGCAAAGGTTACAAAGGACACGGCAGACCAGTGGTTTGAAAGATGCTGGATTGCCTACAACCGCAAGGGAGCGAAGAAGGTCGCCCGGGCTCAGTGGGATAAACTCCACGCAGAGGACAGGGCTATGGCCGAGGCGCATATCCCCCACTATGTCGGAGCCCGTGAGCGGGTTTACTGCAAGGACTTCGAGAGATACCTGCGGGATCGCGTCTTTGAGAACCCCGTCTATGACAGCAAGGGAGAGCTCCTCTATGACCCGGACACAAGGATTGAAACCGATGAAGATGCACTGGTAGGATTCCAGGGATAGGATATGAACGGACTGAGCGAGAATACGATACTCCGATGGTGGGAGATTTTCAAGGGAGAACATCCCCTGACGGAAATCCGTATCCTCGACGGAACGAACACCCTGTCCGGGTACTTTGATGATGTGCACCAGATGATAGAGGCTATCCGCCCCTATGCCGACAAGGCCATCTACGGCATTGTCAACGCAGTGAACAAGGACTGCCTGGGACGCAAGCAATCCCGCCGTATCATCCGCATCACGAAGGATGAGGCTACGGGAGACGCCCATATCACGGGCAGGACTATGTTCCTGATTGACCTTGACCCCAAGCGGATAAGCGGAGTGAACGCCACCAACGAGGAGAAAGCCGAAGCCTTCGAGACTATGAAGCGCATCGGTATCTTCCTCAAGGAGCAGGGCTTTGCATCCCCGGTGGTCGCGGACAGCGGCAACGGATATCATATGTACTACCGCGTGGCACTCAAAAACACGCAGGAGAACACGCAGCTCGTAAAGGACTGCCTTGAGGTCATAAGCGACCTTTTCTCCACGGACAAGTGCGACGTGGATACTACGGTCTTCAATGCCGCACGCATCAGCAAGCTCATCGGCACCACCTCCCGTAAGGGAACGGACACGCCGGAGAGACCCCAGCGGATATCCTCTTTCATCAAAGTGCCCGAGCGGTGGGAGCAGACGGACATAACCTACTTGCGTAAGGTGGCCGCACTCAAGCCCGCACCCGAGACACCCACCCACAAGAACGATTACGGCAAGGCTCGTTTCGATGTGGAAGCCTTCTTTGAGAAACATCAGATCAATGTGGTCTCACGGCAGGAGTACAAGGGTGGCGTCCGTTATATCCTTGAGGAATGCCCGTGGGATTCCACGCACAAGGATGCGGCGGTCATCCAGCGCAACGACGGGACACTCTGCTACCATTGTTTCCACAACTCGTGCTCGCAGTACGGCTGGAAAGAGTTCCGGCAGTTCTATGAGCCCGATGCGTACAACGGAGCGGAGTACGATGACTACCGCAGCAAAGTGGAGTACAACGAGAGGCGTATCGGCAAGCGCAATATGCTGGAGGTGCTCAATGTCAAACCCGAGGTCAAGACCGGCAATCCCTGGCGCAAGGCATCGGAGATTGCATGGGCAGACCCTCGCAACAGCGTCTATGTCCCCACCGGCATCACCCGTCTGGACAATATCATCCGTGGGTGGATGGTCCCCGGACTGACCGTCATGTCGGGGATAGCCGGATGCGGCAAGTCCACCCTGTTGGATGAGTTCATACTCTCCGCGTTGCAGGCGAACTACCCCACGGCGGCTTTCTCCGGGGAGTTGCCCAACTCGTTCTTCATGCGCTGGCTCAGGCAGATTGCCGCAGGCCCTGCGGTGACGAAAGTGTGGCGTGGTGACGAGATAGCCTACTGCTATGCCGATAGGGAGACCAGCTCCAAGATTGACCGATGGCTCGATGACCGCAAGTTCTACCTCTACGATAACGACTTCGGTTATGACTGGAGCAAACTCTTTCCCTATGTGCGTGATGCGGTGGAGAACAAGGGCGTGAGGGTGCTTTTCTTTGACAATCTGATGGTGATGAACCTTGACTTTGACGGAGAGAAGAACGACCTCCAGGGGCAGTTTATCAAGATGCTCAAGAACTACACCAAGGAGCAGATGATACACGCCTTCCTGGTCGCCCATCCTCGCAAGGAGGTTCAGGCACGGCTGCTCCGTATGCAGGATATCTCCGGCACGGCTGACCTCTACAATATCCCCGACAATGTGCTGTTGCTCCACAGGGTTGATACCGACTTTGAGAAACGGGCGCAGGACTTCTGGGGAAGGAGCAAGCTGGAGGATATCCGGGTTGCGGGGTACAGCTCCGTGCTGGAGGTGGCCAAGTGCAGGGATAACGGTACGGCTAACGGACAGGTGTTCGGGCTTTACTTCAACGGGATTGACCGCCGGCTGGAGAACACGCCCAACGAGGACTATGATTACGGCTGGAGGGACTTCATCGAGCCGGAGTTCGGATACAACGATTTTGATGAGGTCTCAGACCTGCCCTATTGATATGAGATACTATGATCAGTTTGCGACTAACTGCCCGGGTTGCGGATGGCTGGAGGCCGGCATATATCCTGACGGCCTGCCCTATATGGCGTGCACCAGATACGGCTATATCCTCCACGGCCAGAGTGACGAGCAGTGCGATTCACGGCGCAGCCCCCAGTATGTGGCGGAGATAAGACGCAAGAACGCGGAGGCGGAAGCCAAGCGGCTTCGGGAATCCTGGAGCAAGCAGAAAAGGCGCAAGATTGAAGAACAATTTGAAGATAGTTATGATTGACGGTTACACACTCAAGGACGCAGAGAACGATTACCTGCGCAGTAAGTACGCAAAAGCCAAGAGCCTCTGCGGAGAGGTGGTGTTCTTCCTCACCATGCACCCGGGGTACATCTCACGCAAGGATCGCAAGGAAATTATTGACAAGTTAAACGAATACCGCTATGGGAAAAAGTAAGGTAAGCATCCACCGGCTGGAGAAATCGTCTCCGATGCGGAGAGACCACGGATTCAAGTGGGTTGTAGCCACTTCCGACCTGCAAGTTTACTATGCAGAGACACTACAAGATGCCATCAACGGATGGTGGGTAATAAGGAAAATGTTAAAAACACAAATCTTTAAACAGTATGAATAAGAAACCGCACAAGGATGCTTGGAAACCAACCGATGAACAAATAGAGGTAATGAAAGAGGTTGTTGCCTACTTTGGTGATAGTTGGGTATCTCGCAAACAGAGAATCCTTGAATCTCTCTATGCGGAATTAAAGAGCCTAAAGGGTTAGTATATCCACAAATACATAAACTGATAGAGGTAATGAAAACAAAGATTAAAATTCCCTTTGGGAAAAAGGTAATCATCCGTGCCGATAGGGCGGGTGTATTCTACGGCACATTGGTCGCAAAGGAAGGGACTGAAGTTGAACTGAAGGACTGCCGCCGCATCTGGTACTGGGACGGTGCTGCCTCCATCTCAGAGCTGGCTCTCTCCGGCGTTACAAAACCGCGAGAGTGTAAGTTCAGCGTCGTAGTGGCCCAGATCATCGTGACAGGGATAATTGAGATTATCCCGTGCGAGGCCACCGCTATTGAATCCATCGAGTCCGTGCCGGTATGGAAAAAGTCGAAGTAATTGAGCGCTTTTGGGGTCTTAAGCCTACCGGCTACGGCTACGGCTCCGGCTCCGGCTCCGGCTCCGGCTACGGCTCCGGCGACGGCTACGGCGACGGCGACGGCTCCGGCTCCGGCTCCGGCTACGGCTACGGCGACGGCTACGGCGACGGCTCCGGCTACGGCAACGGCGACGGCGACGGGCTGAAAGAGTACAACGGAGAGACTGTCTGGGATATAGATTCAGTACCGACATTGATCGACAGGGTTAAAGGCTCGTATGCTAAGGGTAGAATAGTAGAGGAAGATTTCACTACCACTCCTTGCTATATTGCAAAAGTCGGTAATAGCTTCGCCCACGGAGAGACATTACGGAAGGCTGTAGCGGACGCCAATGCGAAAGAGTTGAGACTTATGCCGATAGAGCAGCGGATCGAGGAATTCGTGTCGAAGTTTCCCTCACTATCTACCAAGGCGAAGTGCTCTGAGTTCTACAGGTGGCATCACATACTGACCGGTTCTTGCACAATGGGACGGGATGAGTTCATCCGTGCGCATAATCTTGACATGAACAAGAAGTACACGGTAAAGTATTTCCTGGATATCACATCCAACTCCTACGGCGGTGAGGTCATCAGGCAGATCAGAAAGAAGTTAACGCAAAAAAGGAGGAATAGATATGAAAAGTAAATTCTGGGCAAGTATTGTTGCCCTTATACTCACATTCGCAGTAGTAGTATTCTTTTGGTTTTGTTTCAAAAAGCCAAATGCTTTTAGTAACGAAGAACTAATGATATTTGATACTGCAGCTCTTGCTTTATTCTTTTCTTTAAGAGATGACTTATTAAGAAAGGAGGACTGAAATATGAATGAAGTGAACGCCATAGACTATTGGTATCAGAAGTACCTGAAAGAGAAGCTGACTTGGGAGGATGTGAGAAGTATCCTGAACGCAGAGAAAGACATTCTCGATGAGTGCAACAACAATGTGCAACAAGTAATGTCTACCTACCCGAAAGAAGAGGACTATTACGGAGAGATTTTACGAAGATTTAACAAACAGAGAAAGAAATGATTTCCGAAGATTACGTTAGTTTTGAAACAGCCAAACTCCTTAAGGAAAAGGGGTTTGAAGTTCCATCTTTTAATCCAGAAGAATGGTCGTTTTGTATGTATGATGAAGAAGGGGAACTTCATTGGGGTGTTTATTCAGATGATTGGTGTTGTCGTGTTTCTCTTCAAATGGCAATGAAATGGTTGAGAGAGGTACATAATATTCATATTGAATTAAGGGTATTAAAACCGTATGGAACAGACGGGTATCATCATTCAATTCCAAAAGATGGTGTTGTATACCATGCTGAAATATTACATATTGACAAATGGAATGAGTATTTAGAAGAATTTGAACATGTAGGTATTTCAACAAAAGACACTAATGTGGAAGCCTGTGAAGCAGCAATCAAGTATTGTCTTGAAAATTTGGTATAGATATGGAAAGAAGAAATTTTTTGAAAAGACTGTTAGGGCTTGGCGCAGCCACAGTTGCAGCGTCTGTTCCAATAATAGCAAAGGAAAGTGAAGAAACCTTCACAATAAAAGATATTGCCGAGCCATGCTCAGGCAACAAAAATCTTTGGTATCTCAAGAAGGATTGCTGGCTTGATAAAGAACTGAAACAAATTCTTGGAAAAAGAGTAGTGGACAGAAAGTATTTTTCCTACTACGACACGAAGCGCGATATGCTAATTCCCGTGAAAGATGAATATACAAGAGAGGACTTTCAGGCTCTTCTTTTATGGGCAGAATCAGAATACGATTTCAACTATTACTGTGACGGGACGGCTAATGGCGGTGTTGAAACTGGATTATGCAGGTTCATAATCAATAGAACAGGCAACGCCTATACTATTGATTTTTTCAGAGCAAGAAATCCTGTGAAGCAGCAATAAAGTATTGTCTCAAAAATTTGATTTAGATATGAATAAAGAAATAGAGATTCCGGAAGGCTACGAAGCCAGAATCGAGGGCAATAAGGTTGTCCTTGAACTCAGGGAGAGCGAGGATGAGAAGATAAGGAAGCAGTTAATCAATTTTGCTTCTACTTATGAGTTTTGGAAAGCAGAACAACTGACCAAAGAAGAAGTGGTTGCTTACCTCGAAAAGCAGAAAGAGCAACCTACAAATGAGGAAATGCTTAGAACACTTCGTACTGAATACGAAAAAGGTGTGGCGGATACTATTGCAAAATATGAGCAGAAAGAGCAGAAACTCGCAGAGTGGAGCGATGAAGATGAAAAGATAATGCAAACGATGATTAAAGAAGGCGATTTGAAACAGTCCGAAATAGAATGGCTTAAAAACTTGAAATATCGCTTGCAGAAAGAGCATAAACCAATATTGGAGGTTTTTGGGTTCAGGGTCGGTGATGCCGTGAAATTGAAAGACGGGGACGGGAGAAAACACATCATCAAGTCTTTTGAAGAGGTTAAAGGGGTACACGGACCTAATTTCTATCATGTGGAATTTGAAGATAACTCGGCGAGAGATGGTATCTATCCGGGGAAAAAATATCCGAACGGCTATTATACTCAAATGGAAAAATTTGAGGAAGAGCAGAAGCTGAGTACCGAAGAAACCGAACTGAACTCCATCGCTTTTCTGGAGCAGATGGGATATACTTGTATACCTCCGGGGAAAGAGCAGAAGCCCGGAGGTCCATATGACCCATTTAAAGACGACCAATTCAAAAAAGGTTATGAACTCGGAGTGCTCGATGCTGGGAGGTTGCAGAAAGTGTTGCC